CTATAAACTGCCCACGAGCATACACAACCTCACAAGCATCTTTGCCAAACTTTTTAGACCTGACCCTATTAGCAATCACATGAATAACCCCTAGCTTTTCTTCTAAAGATTGTGTATTAGCCTCTGTATAGACTGCTGTGGCTATACAATGAACGTCATGCTCTGTAAGGTTCATATCCATTATGGTTTGTAAACATTGTAAACAAGTGGGTGAATAACATCTGCACCTATTATGTCTATCATTTTTTTTCTAATAGAATCTTGATGCACATTGACTACAAAACAACATAGCTCTAATAATTCGCTATTAGTAAACAACCATTTAATAGCATCTATCTTGTTTTCAAAATTAACTCTATGATGATACTTCATATTTTTAGTACCTGTTTTATTAGGTGTGTGTCTATATAAAGCATCCTCTACCGCTTGCGTTAGTATACATGTTAGCAATTTACCCTCTGGGGTATGTGCCACCATGCTATTGTCATCAAAATCTATAATCTCTTCCATAATGTCTCCGTATTTTCATTAGGGTAATCTAAATGTTTCTTCCTTGCTTTTGTATGTAAAATTCTCCACAATAATACATACAAGCTATGTTGCTTGTATTTTATTAAGGACAAAATCATGTGGACAAAACCATCAGCAACTGAAATGCGTTTCGGCTTTGAAGTTACAATGTACGTTATGAACAAGTAATTATTGCATTATGGGGATGCTCCTAAAAAGGAACATCCTCATCTATTGCTTCTTGTTTAGGTTTAACATCACCTTCTTTCATTTGTACAGAGCCACTAATAAACTTTCCCTTAGCACTTTCTCTAATCCAACCACTAATTCTAAATTCAATACCATCTACGTTAGCATTGCCTGTGTAGTCTGGTCGTTTAGGGTTATCGCCTTTATCATTCTTAAATAAAGCAAACGTGTTTGTGTTGTCATATTCTGCCATTTTATTTCCTTTGTGTTTTATAAAAGTTTGCTACTGTTTCACCTGTAAAGTTATTAGGATTACGTTTAATCAAAGTACCAATAACTTTATCTAACTTTGCCATCTGCTTCTCTTGCTCTTTCGTATCTAACGAATCAAATGTTTCTGCGTGTAACCCACTAGACGCATTTACTAACATCTGTCTTTCTAAGTCATTAAACATTACTTAATCTCCTTAAGTTTATTAATTACATTATCCACTTCTTTTAAAAACTGTTGCACTTCTGTCTGTAATTCTTTTTGATATACTAAGTCTGCTTCTACACGCTTTACAAATATCTGTAAATGTTTAGGAAACATTGGGTGGTAGCTTACAAAATCACACCACTTACGACCTGTCACCAAAAGTTGAAACTGTATTTGTGGTATGTATTTACTTGGTATGTCTTGAGACATCAAAGATTCTGTATGCGTACTGCCCATAGGACACTTAATTTCAATCAACCCATCAGCACCCACAAGACCATCAGGACTTGCACCAGCTTCTAAAGTGGGATGCTTAACAAATCCTACCTCTTCCACTTCCCCATGTTCTTGCACATACCTTTCCCTAGCAAATTGTTCTCTATCTATACCATCTTGCATTGCTTGGTTAATATAGGACTCTTGCCTTTCTCCAGTTAATCTTTCGCTTACTAACTGAATCTTGTAGTTACGTCTAGACGCAGATTCACCACTCTTAATCTTTGCTAATACATCAGCCACACGACTGGCTGTAACCAAGCCAAGTCGTGCTTGAAACCACTCTTCTGAACGCTGTTCCATTAGATAAAGTCCTCTGCTTTAGTATCTTTCATCTTGATAGCTGCACCAGCACTAGCGTCAATAGCATCATGCTCTACAATCTCAAAAGCATTAGTCCATAAATAGCGTCTTAAATACGTCTGTACTGCCCCTAAATTTTGCACTTCATGGCAACCTTTTAAAGCTGCTGAAGACATCGGACATTTAAACTCAATGAATTGTGTAGCATCATTCATATCTGTAACAGTTAAGACTGCAATGTCTGTATAAAATGTGACTGTGCCACAGATACCCACCTCATTACAAATCTCTTGAATAGTAGGTAAGAAATCACCTAACTCAAAATACTTGTATCCTGCAAATTTATTATGCCCAGACTTTTTAAGGTCTGCTACTTGTAACTTTAATCTTGCTTGCATTAACTTACTGTGTATGCTCATCGTCTTCTCTCCTGTTACATAATGTAATGTCTCTAATACTTCCTTCTGGTGTTGCTCCATCATCACTTGGTCGTAATGTTGTTTGTGGCTCATTTGCTTTCTCCCATTTATCGTTAGACTCTTTAAGCTCTGCTGTGCATCTGCGTAATTCTTTTACTACGTCTGCTAGAGTAAGCGACATATAAAATACCCCCAAAATATTACTAAAAAGAACCATACCACATAATAGAACTTTTGTGTAAACTTTTTTTGTAGTCTGTCATTAGTAATGATTCTCATAAATCTATCTATATTCATATCAACTCCTAAGCTAGAAAGCACACTATACTCCTAGTTTAATAAATTGTCAATAAGTATTTTAATAGGGGGTATTTATCCGACTTTTATAACCCTTGACAAGATTTGAATAAGGTGTTATAGTCGCCATTCATTTCAATCAAGGAGAGCAACATGACCTTTCAAGAAGCTGTAGCACACTTTAATAACTCAAGACGTAAGATGGCATATGCCCTAGATCTTTCCATTCAAGCGGTACAGAATTGGGCAAAGAATCCTGAAAAGCCAATCCCGAATAAAAGAGCAGAACAAATTGAAGAGCTTTTAGTTAAACGTAGACAATCAGAAACTATCCCACAAGGAGAATAATATGAAACCAAGAACAGATAGAGAGGTATTAATTTATGTGGATGCTTTACTTTATGCTTATCCAGACGAGCTAACAAATGGTGGCTATGAGTTTTCTAATAAAGATTATCATAAAATTGTTGATTATATTAGAGCCGCTTTAAATGGAGATGCAGATGAGAATAAAAAATTGGGATAAGTTTAATTATTACAATGTTTCTAATCCAAAATATCGTAAAGAGATGACATGGTTTAAGATTTATGGCAGAGATGTTTTAAACAATTTAGATTGGTTTCAACTAACATCTGACCAAAAGTCAACACTTTTTGAACTATGGTGTTTAGCTAGTCAAGATGAGGGTAAGTTACCTAGTGTTGATATTATAGCATTTAGACTCCGTAAAGATAAAGACTATGTAATCAATACTTTAGAAACTTTAAAAGATTGGCTCTGCACTTCGTCTGCCCTTTGTCTGCCCGAAGTCCGCCCTTCGTCCGCCCCAGATAAGATAAGAGAAGATAAGATAATATCTATTGTGCGGTTTGAAGAGTTTTGGAAAGAGTATCCAGTCAATAGAAAAGTAGGTAAGAAACCTTGTATGGATAAATGGGGAACTAAAGGGTTGGATAATATTGCTGACAAGATTATGTCTCATGTTAAAACTATGAAACAAAGCAAGTCATGGAAAGAAGGATTTAATCCAGCACCATTAACATACATCAACCAAGAGAGATGGGAAGACGATAATGCACCTAAACGAAATGTATGGGATAACGCATTATGAACTTAGGTCAAGCGATGGATTCACTAACGGTTAGCCAGTCCGTCATTACTGACTACTATCAACAAAAGGAATATGCTCATGCAGAATTTAAAGTTAAGGATACGTCTGTATTTACTGACGATGTCTTGCGATATTTTAATACTGAAATACATAGTGGGAAAACATTGGGCTTCATTAAAACGGAAGATGGGTTTAGGGTAAGACCAAGTGAGTTGACTGTGTTGACAGGTGTGTCAGGTCATGGTAAATCGCTCTGGTTGTCACAGGTTATATTGTCTCTTATGGCACAAGGTACTAAATGTTTATTATCAAGCCTAGAAATGCGTCCTGTGCTTTCTCTTTCACGCATGATTACTCAGACTTTAGGCTCACCAGAACCGACAGATGAATTTATAACAAAGTTTTGTGAACGTGCAAAAGATAAGTTATACATCTACGACCAAATGGGTTCAACATCTAGTGAAGACATGATAGCAACGTTGTATTGGGGTAAGCACATTTTAGGTGTAGAAGTATTTGTGATTGACTCATTGATGAAGATGTCAGACATCTCTGAAGACAATTACGAGAAGCAAAAGTTATTTATAGATAGGCTTGCTGTGACTTGCAGAGATTTAGAAATTCATGTATTCTTAGTAGCACACACAAGAAAGATGTCAGACGAATCAGAAGTTCCAGATGCTACCCACATTTTAGGCTCATCGCATATTCGAAACCTCACAGATAACATCATTTGTGTATGGAGGAACAGAAACAAAGAACGTGAAGTAGAGAACAATGAGAAGACAGAAGACGAATTAAAGAAAATACCAGATGCTATGGTGTTTGTGCAGAAGCAACGTAACTACCAATTTGAAGGCAAGTTTTCATTTTGGTTTGACCCTAAAGGATTAAAATATAAGGAGAGTCCAAATGCAAGATAAATTAACAGATGCACAAAAATTAGATAAACTTTTAGCCATTGTTGACTTGTTAAACATGGAAATAAAAGGTCTTAGGTCATTAATTATTTACACTTACAAGGAGAAAAAAAATGACAC